CTCCGTCCAACCAACAGGTCAGCTACCAGGTGGCGCCTCAAGCGTATCAGGTGGGTACGAGTTACCCCCAAGCGGTACCCCAGGCGAGCCCCAGCTACCAATCCGCCCCTACTCAGTACGCCCCCCAATCCCAACCGGCGGAAGCCCAGGGCAACCCGTGGGAATCGGCGTTCAACAAGGTGGTGAATCTACTGAGCGCACCAGTTCAATCCCCGTTCCAGGGTCAGTCCTCCGCACCGACGACTCAGTTTACCCCGGCGAATTACGGTCAGGTCAGCAGCCAAGTTACGCAACAATCGGCTCCGCAGACATGGTCGCCCAACCAGGCTTACTCGCCCAACTCTTCCCAAACCTCCTCAGCTCCGTCCTTGGAGCAGGTAGCCGACTTGGTGGGAATGAGCCAGGAAAGCCGTCAGGTGATGGACGCGTTCGGGGTCGAAGCACCGGCAATTCTGAACAACTACGCTCTGAACCTGGAGCAAATGCTGGACAGCGCCGTCGCGTGGGGAAGCCGCGCAAGTGAGACGATCCAGGGATACGCTCAGTTCGCAGTCAACGAGCATCAAGAGAACCTGGCTTATAACGAAATTCTGACCAACCCCGATGTTCTCAGCGATTACACGCTGAAGTTCTTCGGTCCCGAAGGTCCCTATCCCGTTTACGAAAACGAACAGCAATTGGAAACTCCTGGTTACCGCACGGAACCCGTTAATCCCCAATACGGCCAACTCCCTGCTCCCCCTACTGCCGCCACTCCTCAGCAACCTGAGAATTTCTGGGGCACCTTTAACGAAGTGATGGCACGCGATCCCCAGAATGCCTGGCGCGTCATCAACCAAGCTCAGCCTCAAGTTCTGGCTAACAAACTGTTTGTGATGGAGTGAGATGTTCAATTTAGCCGGTAAATATGCCAGCGATATCGCTGCTTCTATTGGCAAACGACCCATCCCTTCAGCCTTAGCTGGTGCTGCACTTGCCGGTGGTTTAGCAACCGCCGGTAATGTGTTAACTGGTGAAGCAGATAAAGAAGAGCAAGGGCGTTTACTTACTGAAGCTATTGGTGCTGGTGCACTCGGAGCGGCCTTAGGAAGTCAAATTCCTAGATTTCGCACTGGCGCAACACGTGCTCTGAGAAACATTGGCAATGTCAGCTTACAAAATCCCGGAGCTGTTGCACGCAAGGCCGAAATGTCTCCTCAAGAAATTAAACAAGCTGAATTTGCAAGAGACCTTTTAAACTCTGCTGTGCGCGAAGGAGGTGATCCCGCTCAAATGAGAGCAGACATGAAAACCAGCTTGCGAAGAATGCAGGCAGCTTCAAATGCCGTTGCCATTCCCGGCTATCTATTGGGAGCTGGAGCTTTAGGTGGCATGGTTGGTGGCGGTGTTTCAAACATCGCACAGATGACTGGTCTCCCTGGATTCAATCAAAATGTAATTACTGATCCCGAACTTGCGGGGTCTAGTAATACACCTATGGCACGCGCAAGTACTCCTACTTTGCGTTACATTAGTTGATAAATTATCAACTGCTAAAATTTGTTTTAGATAAGACATTTCTTGTCTGAATCTTTCACCCGACAAAGTCCTGCGTACTGGAGGATAAACTAAAGTGTTTCTTGATACCGACTTTCCCAAGATTTTGGGTGCAGAGCTGTATCGCCCCCACCCGGCATACATCTGCGAAATGGCCGTAGAGCCTGTTGTTGTTCACGACTTTACTCGTCAGCCTGGTCAAACCGTTCAGCTCGATCGCTACAAGTTCTGGGGTAGCCCTGGCACCAAGGACAGCCGCGAGCGTATTGCTGACCAGACCATTGGTACCGCCAATAGCCGTAACATCACCAAGGAAAAAGTCCTGGTGGTGCTTAAGGAATACACCGGTCCTGCTGATCCGGGCGATCCGACCCAGCCTTCCACCTTTAAGATTGCTCGTGAAACTCTGGTTACCGCCCAGCGCCTGCTGCTGGATACTGGCAACCTGAATATGTTCCACCAGTCGATCGGCAGCCTGACTCTGCTTGACGACTATCGCCGTTGGCGTGACCGCGTCTTCATTGACGAACTCGCTAAAGCTGAAGCTAATGGCGCCGCTTCTACCACCCAAGGCGGTTACTACTTCCCTGGTGGCAAGACCAAAAACTCTTCTGGTCAAATCGCTTACACCGCAACTGAATATACCGCTGACCTTCAGCAATTCTCGGTTCGTACCGACCTGCTGACTGTTGTCAAGGATATGCGTAAGCGTAACGTTCCGACCTTCACTGATGGTCTGTATCGTTGCATTTGCGATCCCACCTTCATGATGCACCTGCGTCGTGATCCTGACTTCCGTGAGATTGCTCGCTATAGCGGCAACCCTGGCCAAGGCATGTACATGGGCAATCCCATGATGCCTAACAACGCCAGCTTCTACATGGGTCCCCAGGCTGGTCAGGCTTACTTCCTGGCTGGTGAACCTGTCATGCCGACTGGCGTTCAGTTTGAAGGTGTGAAGTTCTTCGAGTCAACCAACTTCCCCGTCAAGACTGTTTCGGCTAGCTTTGCCACCCCTGCTTCTTATGCGAACCAGGAAGTTGCTCAGGGCTTCTTCTTCGGTCCTCAGGCCGTTGGCGTTGGTATCGGTGGTCCCAACGCTCAGGTGCTGATCAACAATAACGACGACTTCAGTCGCTTCATTATTCTGATCTGGCAACTGTACGCTGGTTTCGAAGTTCTGAACAAAGACTTTGTTACGACTGCCTACAGCTTCGTTTCTGACGACGGCACTGTTTGATAAGTAAACATAAATAAACCATACGGAGAAATAAATGACCTATCTCTCGTCTAAAAAAATCTTCCCCGGCAACTGGGCAGAACCGCTGAACGGTTGGTACAAGAACATTGATACCGATGGCAGCGGCAGCAACGATCTTTCCAAAGGTGGCCCCACTTCGGTGCTGGCTATCCCTGGCTATCGTTACTTCCAGCAGCGCGGTTATGTTGCTGTCACCAATACCTCTGGTGATGGCGCTATTGCTTCCGGTAACGTTATTGTTCCTTCTCCTTACCGGAACGATGACACCCGTACCGATATCACCGGAATGGTGATTAGCGGTTCTTCCACTCTTCCCGTTTACGTTTATCGCGCTACCATTTCGGTTGCCTCCGGTTGGGGTGACGGTCGTGTTGCTTCTGGCATCTATGCTGCCACTGGTAACACCATGACCTTTGCTACTGGCCTGACCTCCAGCGGTGGCGTCGGTGAAGCTGTTTCGCAGGCCAACCTGACTTCTACCGCTTCCGGTACTCAAGTTGGTGAAATCTTCTTTGTTGGTGGCTCTGCTTCTGTTAGCGCAGTTCCCGCTCTGACTGCTACCGGCGCTGCTGGTGTTACCGCTGGTAACGTCTACAAGCAGCTCACTGGTGCAGCAACTTATAAAGTGCTGTCCCGTGATACTGCCACTGGTACCGTCACTTCTGGTGGTTGGTACATTTCTTCTGATGACAAGAACGCCGGTCGTACTGGCTACTTCGTTGTTGAAGTGTGCTACATCCAACCTGATGAAGCCCCTGGCTATGAGGACATCGAAGATTACCTCCTGGGTCGCACTGTTAGCTGATTAGGCTAAACTGGGACCAGACATATTTTCTGGTCCCATGTCAACCCTTTCTGAAGAGATTCTTCATCGCCATTGCAAAACAGGAGCAAGAGTTCGAATCATTAGTGAATGGGATAACGGCGATTGGTTTATGGTTGAAGACCAAGATGGTCGCCTTTATACCGCTTACAAGAGCGAACTCTCTCCTGATGAATCAGCAACTAAAAAAGTAAAAACTCTTCAGGTAAAAGACAAAGCAGCTAAAGAAGAACCTCGCAACTTTCCTCCCGATACACGTCTTAATATCAACGGTGCTACTGCACAGATGATTGCAGACCATATCAAGGGGATTGGCCTCAAAACTGCTCGAGAAATTAAAGATTTACAACTGTCACTTTCCGGTGAAAGATTCAGTAATCTCGAACAGTTACGCCAAATTCGTCGAGTTGATTGGGATTCAGTTTTTGCTGCTGATTTAATTCGAGTCTAAACTACATCTCCTGTTCGCCCCTGGGAAACCAGGGGTTTTTAGTTTTAGAATAAAAAGAAAACAAGATAATGGCAGGTTTAATTCCAGCGGGTAGGATTGTTGATCCAAGTAAAGACATATTTCCATCTACTGGTGCTCACCTGGACGTAAGGGTTATACCTCAGTTTGGGGCTCAGAAAGGTAAGAAGATTGATCCACGAACAGCTAAGACTCTGCTTCAGAATGTTTTAGTTGGTAAAGATCAAATCCCTTTAGTTCAACAGCAAGGCCAAGATTGGAAGTGGAATTTTCCAGTTACGTCTGAATACGGTAAGAGGGCTGCACCTACGGCAGGAGCTTCAACCTTTCATGAGGGTATTGATATCAGCTTAAGCGCTGGTACACCACTCGCCTATAAAGGCTATGGAACATACAGACCAGATGCAGGGTTTGGATCACTGCAAACCACAGATACCCAAGGTAATCCTTACGAAATTAGATTTTTACACACAGAACCTGGTCAGAAAGCAGCAGTTGGTTCTTCTGCAGTACCTAACCCACTAGCTCTCCCTGGTGACAATACGCAACAAAATAAAGAAAGAAATGATAGGTTGATGGATGCTTTATTTGGTAAGCAACAGACCTTAAAAGATGTTTTAATTTCTAATGCACTTAATCAAGCAAAGCAAAACAGACAACAATCATTGCTTGATACTTTAACTCCTTATTCTTCCATGGGAATTAGTCCAGAACAGGCAATGCAACTATTTGCTTGATTACGTCAACTTATAATAAAAATTAAATAGGGCGCAAGCTGTGCAGCTCAGTGATTTTGAAAAAAGTAGAGTCAGGTACCATCTAGGTTACTACGTGGTTTCTGTTCCAGCGGGTGACTACGCTCGTCTGGAAGAAGCTATGAATACAGTTCCTGATTCGTACTTCTATGACAAAATCGTTATTCAATTAGGTCGTTGTGATACGGCCGAAAAGAAAACCGAAGTTGCACTTACGCCCTCTACTCGCGTTGAGAATATTGCAGGCGACGTTGATCGTACGATTCGTTCCAGTAATGCCAAAGAGGCGTTAAAAGTCTGGGATGAAATTTATCTGTACGAAACAAATCGTTTAGCACATATTCTTTACGTTCCTAATTACAAAGATCCTTTTCAAGCACGCTATCGGTACGAAAGGTCTGGTGCTGAATTTATTCAGGCGCTTCCAGGGCCTGCCGACGTTTCGGTTGGCACTCGTATATACCTTCATGAAGTATGGCGATAAATTGATCCGTGTATGCTAGGATATTGATACACGCATCAAGCCAATGGTAGCTCCCTGTTCGTTGCCCGCCGTTGAAGAGCTAAAAGAATACTACAAGTACGTACCAGAAACAGGAGAACTGTTTTTAATAAAGGCTCGTTGCAATGCAGACAAAAAGAAAGTCGGTAAGCCAATAGGATCCCTTGGAGGCCCAGCAAGACGTAAAACGTGGACAATAAGACACAAAGGTAAAAGTTATTACATTAGTAGAATTGCATGGATTTTAATGACCGGCACTGATCCCGGCTCTTTATTAGTTGAGCATAAAAATAGGAACGCCCAAGATAATCGCTGGGAGAATTTAAGACTTGCTAATGAAACGGAAAATAATTACAACAAGATTTTTGTTGGCTATAGCAAAAGAAAAGATACTGGCCTTTATCGTGTACGTGTCACTTTGGATGGGACACGCATTACAGTTGGTAATTTTAAAAATGAAGAAGAAGCCAAGAAAGCTGCTCTAGATGCGCGGAAGCTTTTTTACAAAGAGTTTGCGTGTCTTGATTTAGAATTGAATTAACACGTCAAGCTAGTGGCTGTTGGATCACGCATTTATTTACATGAGGCTTTGAGGTAATTATGGCTGTTGGATCTTTTCTGGCTGGCTTGGGGGGTACTGTAGCTCTTCCTATCCTTGATTTTGTGTTGAAAAACGCAACGTTAAGTGATCGAGGTATTATTAACACACCTAAGGCTAAAAATTTAAAAGATCGTCCTGTCGTAAATCCAGAATTTTTACGCCCTGATTATTCAGGGGCAGGAGAACGTGCGCGTCGTTTTCAAGAGTATAAAACAGGTAGGGATATTCCTGGTGCCAATACAGATTATTCGAGCCGTTTGAATGCTGTAGCAAATACCCCCGAAGAACGCGCCTATCAAGGAGAGAAAGCACGTGTTGCTCAATTAACAGAGCAAGATCCCTTATTTAAAAAATATCGTATTGGTGAGTTGACCAAAGCTTATAACGCAGCCAAAGGAGATGAGCGCGAAAAAATTGGTTTAGAAATCTGGGCAACAACCAATCCAGACTTGGCAAAAAAATTAAAGCCAGGACAGCTTGGATATCAAGAGGCTACCTCAGCGTTCCAATCTATTAGTCCACTGGGCAGTTTTCAAACTCAAACGGGTGATATGCAGTATGCGAATAACATGACACAACCCACTACTGGATTTGGAACTATCAACCCATATGATCAACAAGCTTTAAATATGCCTCTTACGGGTATTCAAGTTCCTCCTACTAATCAAATTGGAACAAAAGAAGTTTTTGCATCTTCCTCTCCAATCCCCGGAGCAACTCAATCTTTTACTAATCCCTTGCAATTTTTAACCATGAAAGATACAAGTGAAATCCAAAAAGCTTTGATTAAAAAGAAGTTTGACGAGCTGATAAAATAACCCTTTGATAAACTAGGGGTACTTGGCACCACGTCTGTGGGTAAGTCCACCTGCTGGGTAATTGATCTTTTGATCTGCGGAGACCAGTGTTCTTGCATTAACCTAATGATTATTTGCCGTAATTTCCTTCGCCGTCTTACTGCCAAACTGAGTTTAGTTGTGGCTCTTCAAGCAGTATTCGTCCCTGGTCTTAAGGCAGATTCGAATTGGGTAGGAGAATAAGGAAAAAACTGAAATGGCGCCAAAGACTTCGCAGCTCTTAGGTTTATCCAGCCCCGAACTTTATGCTGCAGCTTTTACAGCATTGGGTGAGGCTGGTCCTGGACAAGATCCCTATGGTGTTTTTTCTACAATTCTTTCAAGAAAACAAACGGGAAAATACGGTAAAAATATCGTAGACATTGTTAAGGCTCCCTCTCAATTTGTTGCGAACGATCCTTATAGCTCATCTCAAGTAGCAGATCCTAGTTTTGGCCGCAAGGTCTACGGGTCTCGTTACGATCAGATGCTTCAGAAGTTTGAAGATCCTTCTAAGTTGCGTCCTGTGCTTGAGAAGCATGGGGGCGCACTTCAGTTCAGGGGACAATCTCTTCTGAAGAATAAAAGACCCGAGGATGTAATGTTTGATCCTCGCGGAAACTTTTATTTTGCTAAAGATCCAAAGGCGGCAAAATCTCTTCTTGAAAAACTTGGCGGTGCACCAGGGCAATCAGTAGCACCTGTAGCTGCATCTCAAGTTGAAAAGGGAAACCAGCAGGGGCAGTCGTTGCTTCAAAATATTTTGAAGTATATACCTATGGTTGGAACAATGCCAAGTCTCTCTTCTGTAGAAGACATGCCACTTCCTGATAGCCAAACTTTTTTAAATACGTATCGTAAATTCTTTGAAGATGAGGAGTTTGCATAATGGCACGTTATTCTGAATACCTTGACTACGACGGCTATCTTCCTGGGGACGTGGCTCGTGCTGGTCTAAGTGAATATCAACAATATCCACAGTTAACTACAGAATATATACGAAATAAAAGATTTAAATTTCAACCGAAGGAAAATATTGATTTATTCCAAAACTTTTTAGCTCTACAAGGAGATCCAGAAAGACTCTTTCGCTCAACAGCAAAAATGCCTGATACTCCTTTTGGAAATTTAAGTGGATACGCAGGTATCTAAATAACCTATAATAAAACTAATATCAGGTAAAGCTACATGTCGTCCACCTCAACGAACAAAAGTCCCCTCTTTATTGACAGGCCGCTTTACGATTCGGTCAGGGTGACAACTCAGATTGCTGGCAGTGCAACTAATAACACTCTCTTTGTGCAGGGTGGTCAGGTCCCGGCAATCCTGGTTGACATGGATGCTTCTTTAAGTGAAGATAATAATAATGGCGGCGTAATTGATTCAATCTCTATTGTCAGGAACGACTACTACAGGGATGCTGATTACGTTGTTTCTTCTACAACCTCTGGAACTGTCGTTTCATTTGTCAGTGGTCAAGTCGTTTTAATTTTTCAAACGGGCGTTTTATCTACCCCAGCAGCAAGTGGGTTTGGTTACTACACTTACACAGGCGCAACAACATTAACTGGAATTAATACTTCGCTTGTTTATTCGGGTGGCACCAGTAGTGGCTTTGTGTTTAACGGGGTTAATTATGCGTATCAACCTGAGGTAACTTTTGTTTTCTATCAGACCAGGGGTACGACCAACCCGGTGCCCGCCTCTGGTGATTACAAAGTTATTTTCGCAAAACAAGTCTCTGCAAACACCCAGAGAGTAGACTGCTCAGACGTTATGCCTGAGTTGAGTGCCCCTACTGTTTCTGCTGGCAATACCACTGGTCTTGGTAATGCTTCTCCTTTACGAAATAAAGGAATTTATTTAGAGCGTGGCGATCGCATTTACGTTGGCGTTTTTCCTGACGGCCCCAATACTTCTGGATATATTCCTGGTGCTCACGTAACTGCTCAGGGTGGATTCTTCTGATAAATGGCCAAAAGAAGTGGTAATAACTTTGGTGATTTCCAAAAAGTAAAGCCATTTAATCCTGGTATTATTAAGCCAATTACAACGGAATTCTCTAAGGGTAGTGTTCCAGATTCGATCTACGCTGCCAATAGAGAGTCGGCTTGGTCTAGGTGGAGAAAAGGATACGAACTTGCAAATGCTTACACATATAACAACGAATATACATTTTCATTTAATTATGAAGCACCAAATACCGCAAGTCCTGGAAATCCAAACACTGTAATTTCTGGCGCATTCGTTGGTTTTCCAACAAGTAATAAAGAACTTGGGATGCACTGGGCAATTTGGCGTTATGCGGGTTCTGTTCGTACAGATAAACTAACAGACCCAGTTAGCACTCAAAAACTATTCGTTGAAAGTGTTACAGAAGATTTAATTTATTGGTATATAAAGTTAGCAGGAACTTGGAGTTCTGCAAACCCACTTCCAGCTCCATTTTATATACCAGTTTCAGGGGAAATTAATGGTTTAAAACCTGCTAATACAGAGATTTTTGAAGATCGCATTCTTGTTGAAGATGGGATTATTATTACAAGTAATACAATTAACCCGCAAACACAAACTAGATATGGATATGTTCAAGCTGTAGTTGTTGCAATCAATCAAGATACAGGTATTTTGACATTTAAAAAAGCTGGATCTGTTTATGTATCACCGGATAAACAATTTATTTCACCCTCTCCCGTTGGCTTTACTCCGGGAAGATTCTTGATCACAGGTTCGAGGTACGCATGCACTTGTCAAGATTTTACAAGAAGAGATTATTCATTTGTAATGGGTCAATCAAATTCAAATCAAAAGCAATTTCCCCGAACAAGAGCATCTGTTATTAAGCCGGGTCGTTTTGAGGTTACTCAAGTTGACGGTGTTGTTGATAACAGTGCAATGACCGAACCAGGTGTAAATCGTGCTTTAGATATTTATGCACCTAAAGGATTTGAATTAGATTACACGGTTACTAATGCATCTAACACAGATTTAAAGGCAACACGAGATAACCCTGGAGTATATAGAGAGTTTGGTTCAATCTATAAAAGAAGTACCTCTAACATCTCTACTCCTGGATCTACAGCAGAAGGTATGCCTGGATACGATGATTACAGTTCATTTTTATCAGTGACTGATGGCAACTCAATTCCCCAAGACGTTATTCTTTCGATTTCAGATAACTGGACACCACTACTAGACGAGTTGAGGTATTGCAAACATATTTACGCCCTTAAATTTAGAGATAAATTATTCCCTCCAGAACCGTCTGATTTTCCTGTAGGAATTACTGGCATGGTTGAATGGGAGCAAAAACTTGTAAAACAAACAGAAATTAAAATTCAAAAAGATAGAGAATATTTAAAAACTGTTCGTTCTCTTTCTGTTATGGATGTTCCTCCTTATAATGCTCAGTCTCCTATTTTGTTTCCCGTAATTCAAAAATTGTTTAACATTGCAACAAATAAAATATTAATAGAAAACTTTACAATGTTGAATTAGTGTATACTTGTATTGAGTCTATTAAGACTCAAAAAGATTTTCCTTTATATGCGTCCCTGGGCCTGGTAAGGTTTAAGGTTTGATTGGCCTACACGCCAGAGACCAATGAAACCAATCCATCCCCCGCCGCCTGATCAGGCGATAGTAGACGACTACTTTCAGCTATCTAGAATTAAAGGTTTTGGTTCGGCAGCCTGGCTCTATGGAATGATCGCTACCTACGGCGTTCATCCGAAAGAGTTAAAAGATTTTAAATGGAATTTAAATAACACAATTAAAATCTGTACCAAGAAGAAAGAAATCAAACCAATACATCCTCAGTGGACATTTTTATTTCAGCTAAAAGAAAAGCAGCCTTCAGATATTGAAGACTGCTTTGAAAAGATTAAGAGCAAATTGAATAAGGCTATTGAAACACAAAAGGTTTCCTTGAACCTTACTGATTTACAGCTTGCATATCAGTTGAGGAAAGGGTTGTACCTACCGAAGAAAGAGGATCCGCAAACGCAATCCCCTTTTTCCTTAGTTCTTTCCGCACGCTATTAAGGTTCCAGCGATAGGAGTCACGGGAGAACGTATCTTTAAATGCGGCATAATGGGGTCCCAAACGAAGGGTTCCATCATCGCGCATTTTGAAGAGCGTTTTCTTGTCAAGTCCCAGGGACTCGCACGCTTTGTTGGCTGAAACCCAACCTGTTGATGCCGCCATAAAAATCAGGGCGTGTTCAGATATACACTACCGATATAAAAGGTTCTGTCAAGGGTCTTTATGAAATTTTAAAATTTAAGATTGGCTTAGGAATCTTAGAATAAGGTAACGGCAACTAAAGAGTATGTTCCATGACGAGCACGCGCCTCTTGCTCTGCTGGTCGAATTAACTCCAAGGTTAGCAAAAAGAAAGTTTAGAGAATCTATCTACGAAGAATGGGAAAGCAAGTGTGCTTATTGCGAAGATTTTGCAACGAGCCTTGATCATATTGTCCCTAGATTTAAGTCTGGGTCAAGTAATAGAAATAACTTAATTCCTGCATGTAGACGCTGCAATAGCAATAAAGGAAGTACTGAGGTTGAAGAGTGGTACAAGCAGCAAGAATTCTTTACTCAGGTTAGGATGGAAAAAATAAAAGCATGGATGTCACAAGAAGTTGTTGATATCTGTTACTACCAATCTTCAGTATTGAAACCGGCTGTGTGATATGGGAATTTCATATGATGCTGGTGCCCGCAGGTGGAATGTTATTCGTGAGCAGGAAAATATTCCACGCTTAAGAACCGATTATCCAACGGCAGATCAGCCAATACCAGTGACGGTATCTGTTTATGATTCACCTCCTCCATTTTCATTTATAGACGACCCATACCAGCCTGGAACAACGATTACCAGATTGGCAGACTATGGAATACCAACTGATGAATCGGGTAATCCTCTTTATCCAACTAGAGAAATCAGGTTTAACGTAGATCCTAGAGACGTTGATAGGAATGGGGCGACTTGGGCTATTGCTGGTGCTCTACGCTCTCTTGGCGTCAATATTGACACCAATGTTTATGGAGGAAATGTAGAAACTCAAGATCTTGAGTCCGCGTTAAGCGGCATTGCAAATCCAGTTAATCAAAAAGCATATGAAATTACTTATTACAGTAATCGAAATAGAGATTTAAATGAAAGAAATAGAGTTGAAAATGAAAAAGTACAAAAGGAAGAAAATGAAAATAGAGCGAAGAATGCGGCTTACGATCGTACAATGCAAGCTGTTAACTCTACTCGCGGCGGTGACTATGTACAGCAAAGAAATTTAATTAGAGGTATTTCGGGAGTTAGCGATGATTTAAAAAGATCAATTGAAGATAACTTCAAAAGATACTACTCAACTGAAAAGCTCCAACCCTGGAGCACATCTTTAGGGGCTAAGCCACCCTATGGAGACTTTGATTCAAACTTTTACCGGAACACATATCCAGACGTAGCTGATGCCTGGCGTAACGCAGCAAGAAATGACGACTTAGATATTCTTGGTCGATTTGATAGCGAAGATAGTTTTTATTTATATCATTACACTGCTACTGGTAGATACGAGAATAGACGCGCCAATCCAGCGGAACAACTCTCTGCTGCTAATTCTTATACGGAGAAAAGGCCAACAGATCTCGAGATGCAACAAGCTAGAGATCTTCAGCTTGGTGAAGGATTGAAAGGCGAAGTTGAATTAGCAATTGGAGAAAGAACACTTAGAGACGTTAAAAAATTTAAAGCATTGACGCAAGATGTTTTAAAAGAAACAATTGCTGAAATGAAGAAAGCAAAAGCAAAAGAACAAGAATTAGCAATGTTCTCAGGCTTTGGTGCTTTCGGTGAAATTACAAATTTAAACAAGGATCTAGCCAATTCAATTCTGGGCGATTCCGGAGTTGGTGGCGTATGGTCTTTTCTTGGTGGCAACAAGGGACAAGAGTCTTTAGAGAAGTCGCTCCAAGGAATTAGTGGAATAAATAACTCTGTTACTTACAACTGGCAACAGTGGTTTGATAATGCGTTGAAAACACGTTACGACGAAGAGATACAACTCGGCCTTGATGCTGGAACGGCAAGTGAAAACTTAAAAATTGAAGGGCAGTTTGCCAGAAAGTTTTTAGATACTTATCTGATTCCTCGCTTTAATCAATCGAAATCAATGAACGAATTTGTTGATTACATTGACGTTAAAGAAGATGAACAGAACCCATTTCAAACACAAGATCTTGCTAATGCTGCCAAGCAGATTGCCGATCTTAAAGCAACACAATATCTTAATGAAATTCAAAATGCTGCCACTCGTTATTTTAATGCTGATTTTTATATCAACCCAACGGGGAATATTGGCAAGCAAGAAGTTTATTCAGAACAAGCTAGAACTGTTCAAGGAGATTGGGAAGCAGCAAAGCGTGGAGATCCTTATTGGACCTCTCAGGCGTATCGTTTTGGTGTAGATGTTAATAATAAAGAGCAGTTTGCGAAGATGCATTATCAGATCAGAGGTCAAGGGCGAGGGTATGATTCCGCTGAAGATTATTTAAATGCTGGTAAAATCAATGACTTTATTTATAACGATATTCTTCCGGCTGTAAAAAATAAAGTTGAGAATACTGAGTTAGTGTTTGGACCTTTCCTCTTGCCTGAAGAGTTTGCAGATGAGATGTTAAAAGGTTTGAATCCAGACGACAAGACAACATGGGAAGACGTATTAAAAAGATATGGACTTACTGATTTCAAAGGAACAATCGATGACTTACGCGCATATATTGTTGAAGCATTAAGAACGGGATCAGCACAGGAAATCCGTGAGAACATTAAGTATCTTAATGAAAAAAGACAAAAACCCACCCAAGAACTTTTGGGTGTTACTTATATTGAGCGACCAGAAGATTACAAATCTGATGCCACAATTAAAGCAGATACTGAACTTTATAGAATATTCCAATCCTCTGGGTTCCAGGGAACAGAAGATGAGTTTTACGAAAACTTTTTCCCTGATATAGATAGGTCTGAACAAATTGCTTTAACAAAAGCAGGCAGGGATGAAGCGTTAAAAACTACAGGTCTAGATCTTGAAAACCCATATGCCTCTCTTGAGACTCTTGAAAGTTTCTTTGATACAGGCACAGAAGATACAGAAGAAACGTCTGAGCCAAGTACAAGTTATTTTACAATTGACTTAGATGAAGAACTGCCAGGAAAATCTAAATCTGGTCAAGGCTTCCTGGATGAGTTCACTTCTTTATTTAAGGGATTTGGTTGATGCCTGATAAACGTAAAAAAGCTGCTACTGCGGCAAAATTACACAAGGACTCAATGCCTTGCAACAAACCAAAGAAAACCCCTGGGCACCCCACAAAATCCCATGTAGTTAAAGCGTGTGAGAGTGGAAAAGAAAAAATTATTCGCTTTGGCCAACAAGGAGTTAGTGGCAGTCCCAAAAAAGAAGGTGAATCAGAATCATATCGCAAACGCAGAGAAAGTTTTAAAGCTAGGCACTCCAAAAATATTGCCAAAGGAAAAATGTCCGCTGCCTATTGGGCAAATCGTGAAAAATGGTGACTTAAATGGGTAAAGTAAAAGGCAACACGATTCAGAAAAAAGAATCACAACCCAAGCTCACGAGGCAAGGTCAAGGACAGAATTCCAAACCTTCTCATGGACGTAAAAAGTCCAGAGGGCAAGGAAAAGGTTAACACTTTAATTTAATTAACACTATTATGGAGAGTAATTGCTGTACTTTTTATGGCCGATTTTTTGCGTGCCATTAACATCATCAAAAAATATGAGGGGTATAGCGAAAAAGCATACCCGGATGTAAGCACAGGTTGCGCTCCCTATACTTTTGGTTATGGAACACAGTACTATCCAGACGGTTCTCCAGTAAAACAAGGACATCGCTGTACACAACACAAAGCTCTTGAATACTTGCTTCACGAAGTAGAGCTTATCGATGATGAACTGACACGTTTAAATCTGGGTCTTGACCCTTCCATGAAGGAAGCTCTTATTTCTTTCATTCATTCCATTGGATGGGAACCATTCTTATATAGTGAAATTATTGACGCAATTGAAAACGAAAATTGGGGTCAAGCGGCAGAAGAAATCACCCATTGGATTTTTGATCCGTACCACAAGGTGATTGGTGGCCTGGTAGATAGGCGTAGAGAAGAAGCTCACCTGTTTCTCCTGGAAGTCAAGAAGCCAGTTTGTCAGCCCGGTGAGATTTTGCTTAACGCATTCAGAACTTATTCGGGTGCCAAACATCAAATACAGGCGATCAGAAATCTGGAAGCAAACAGCAATCCCTATATTCTGGCAGAGTTCTCAAACTGTTTTAGTAAGGAACATTTCTTAGAATCAGACATCGACTACGAAGAAACCGATACCGAGTTTGCTTCTTGGGATTAGAATATTTGGAGATCAGCAAACAGAAATGGAAGAGACAGTTCGTCCCCGCGAATTAGAGCTACCGCTTCAATTGCAGTTTGCAATGCGTAAAGCAGAGCTGGAAGCCCAAGAAATGACTTGGGATCAACTTTACGCTGCTCTTTTAAACCTTTATCAGCGCCGTCTGATCGAGTGGGCTGCTGTCAAGGATATTCTTGCTGACGAAAATATTGAACTTGAATTTGATTTGCCAACCCAACTGGAATTAGTTGAGCTGGCAATGATGTGCGAAGGAGATGAAGATGATGAGGATGATGAAGATGACGATAGAGAGTTTTCAGTCTTCTAGTTTTTGAATAAGGCGATTTAAATACCACATGCTTTTTTTAGCGTCTTCCAAAGAGTTCCCCTTGGTCCACATACGTAGCAGATACTTGAGCGTTTGCCACTGGAGAGCGCCAAGAACCGAATCAGGAGCGTGTTGCACGGCATCCTCGATCACGTCAATTGCTTCAAACCGACCAGAAGTGTAATGAGGAGGATGATTAACTGAATCAATTTTTGGGGTGGGCATGGGACAAAACCCATCCGTGCACCCAGAAAAAACAGTAGGTGAGTCTAAAAAGATAATTGAGTCCAGTGTCGAATCTACCGGCTCAAACCACGTCTTTTGCGAGATTGCTCCATCTCCTCCTCGTCCACTTCCCCCAGATCCAAAACTAATGCTTTCG